CTGGAAAAATTAGACGATATAACATGACGGCAATAAGGAAAATCCCAGAATTAACAGGAGATCAGCTAAAAATGATAAGTGATCAAGTCTCCAAAATTGACGGTTTAACAGGACGAAATAAAAACATTGCTATAAACGATCTACATAATATGCTTGATGACTTTATTCCGTCCTCATTTGTAGATAAGGCAATAACCGTCTGGAAAGCTGGACTTTTAACCTCGCTTCGAACACACGAAAGAAATCTCTTAGGAACTACAATAATGGAAGGATCAGAAATCGCAAAAGATATACCAGCTTCATTCGCCGATAAAATAATGGCTTTAAAGACTGGAAAAAGATCAATGACACTTACAACTAAAGGTATAGGTATTGGAATAAAAAAAGGACTTCAAGCAGCCAAAGACATCATACTAACAGGTTTCGACCCAGAGGAATCAATTTCAAAATATGATGTCCATAAACGGGTTAATTGGAATGTTAAAAATCCAGTAGAAAGATTATTAAAATGGGGGACTGATTTTGTTTTTAGAACGTTAGGTGGGGAGGATAAACCATTCTGGCACTCATCATTTGGCCGTTCTCTTTACGATCAAGCTGGAGCTGAGGCAATCAACGTAGGAAAAGAGGGAGATAGTGTATTTATAGAAAACCTTGTAAATAAACCAACTACAGAAATGTTAACAACTGCTTGGAATGATGCTAATTATGCAACTTTCCACGATAAAAACGTATTAAGTTCAATAGCAAGCGCCATAAAACGAACCGCTCAAAATCCAAAACTTAAGATAGGGGCAGAAGCAGGAAAAATAATAACAGAAGGTTCAATGACATTTACAACCGTGCCGTCTTCGATATTCGGAAAAACAATAGCTTACTCTCCAATAGGACTAATAAACGGATCAGTTAAATTCGGCAAAATCCTGGCCGGACAAATTCCAGAATTACAGCGTCAAGCCGCCCAAGAGGTGGGACGTGGAGTGATCGGAACGGGGTTATTTGGAATAGGAGCATACCTAATGAGTAAGGGATTGATGACTGGACAGCCAAAAAACGCCAAGGAAGCTGATTTATGGGCTATACAAAAAAAACAGGCAAATTCAGTATTCATAGGTGGAAAATGGAGATCAATAAACTCAATAGGGCCTCAATTTTTAATTATGTTAGCTGGATCTAAATGGAAAGAAGACGGAGGAAACATAGAAGACTATGCGGCAGAACTTGCCAAAGATACATTAAGTCAATCGTTTTTACAAGGAATACAAATGCCTCTTAATGCTATTACTGATCCAAAAAGATATGCTAAAAATTATTTTGGAAATCTTTCGGCGTCAATAATCCCAAACATAGTCAAAGACACCTCAAAAGCATTCGATCCATATGTAAGAGAAACTAATACTTTTACCGACTATCTGAAATCAGCAATTCCAGGACTTCGAAATACCCTGCCTCCTAAACGTGATGTATTAGGTAATATAATCCTACAGCAGCCAACAGGAGTAGGGGCTTTTTTTGATCTATTTAACTCAAAAACGCCGATAGATAATGTGACGGTAAACGAACTGGCCAGACTTGCAGAGACTGGAAACGAAGCCACCCCATCAAGGCTGACACCGACACAAACAATCCAAAAACAAAAGATAAAACTGACATTTGAACAATTAAATCAATTAGAAAAAGGAGTAGGCGAAGCTCTAAAACCGCAACTGGAAACTCTTATCCAATCTGATACCTATCAAAGTTTAGGAGACGATGCTAAAGCCAAAGCAATAGATAATTTAGTTTCTGATGTTAGAACTAAATATAAAAATATAAACGGCCCAGACTTAACAGCCGGAAACCCGATAGAGCCAGGGAAAACAACCGCAACCAATCAGGGGTACTCCTACGTTGACGAACAAGGAAACTACAAAGAAATAAATATCCAAAAAGTAGCCGATATGCCGGAAAAAACTCGATATGAAAAAACTCTAAAAGAAAAAGCCGCTTATAAAATAGTCGATGACATTCTTGACAATCTACCAGCCGATCAACAGCCAGATGCTCTGGCTAAAATAGGAATGGATCCAACAGCCGCCTCCTACTACAACGTAGCCCGACAAACTGATGACGCTAAATACTCATTCGTACTTGATCAAATTGACGTCAACGGAGCCGACCGAGAAAAAATGTTAAGAATGCTCGTTCAGGGAAGAACAACAATAAACGGAAAAATGCTTGTCTCAAATTCAGTAGTTGATGATTTATATAACGCCGGATACATAAGCTCGGCCGAACGAACTCAACTAAAAAAAATCACAATAGACTCGACAGGAAAACAAACCAGAGCAAGCGCCGCAAGATCAAGTGCAAAAGCTAAAAAATTCACATTGGGCAAAGCTCCGGAAATAAGTAAATTTATAGGAGCCTCGGCATCAAAAGCCAAACCAATAGCAATAAAACCATTAAGCGCGGATTTCTTTGTTGGACAGCCAAAGATATCAATCCCGAAACCAACCATCCTTACAATAGAAGATTTGATAAGAGGAAGTAAAACCGGCGCAACCGGAATCGCAAAAGCAAAACTGTTAATTGCAAAATTAAAACAGGGAGTAAATAAAACTGGACCGAAATTATCTAAAGCATTTTTCAGAGGAAACAGAAAACAAAGCTGACACCTTGTTATTTTATTAAAAACGAATTAAGATAAACTAATATGGATACGAAAATAGTTTTGGGCGTGCCCTCTCTCGATACGATTAAGACTGAAACCGTAGTATCTATCTTTTCTGCAACTGCAGTGTTGGAATACCCCGCTACGTTGCATATCCAGAAATCGTGTTATATCCACGACGCAAGAAATAAAATCGTAAGTGGAGCGATAGAGAAGGGATTCAGCCATATAATGTTTATTGATAGTGATATGCAATTCCCACCGGACAGCATAAATCGTCTTGTGAAAGATGACAAAGACGTTATCGGAGGCGTGTACTTTAGAAGACAAATACCGCACCTGCCAACGATAAACAGTCTTGAGAACGATAAAATTGTGGTCCTTTATAAATTCCCGAAAGATAAGCCGTTCAAAATTTGGTCGATTGCAACAGGATTTATGCTGATAAAAATAAAAGTAGTAAAGAAAATACCATATCCGTGGTTTGGATTCGGAAGTTACAAAGACCAGTACATGGGGGAAGATGTTTATTTTTGTAGAAAAGTAAACGATCATGGCTTTCAAGTCTGGGCAGATCCGACAATAGAACTTTTACATGTAGGAGAATATGCCTATGGCGTAAGAGATTATGATGCATATCAAGACATAAGAAAAAAAGAAAATATACCAGACGAGTTTGACGGAGTAATAAAATAAAGTAAACACAAGCACACAAAGGCATAAATTATAAAATTATTTATAATAGTATGCACGTTTTAACAACAGGACTTAGTGACCAATCGAAAGAGCTTGGCGAAACAACAGTTGTAAGTACCCCTATCAGGATTCGTACATATAATGACGCAGTAATCGATTTTGCCAACGAAAGAAAGTGGCCTTTTTTAGTAAAAGAAAATGCCGCCAAATCAACCGTAGTCGGAGTAAATACGATAGACATATCCGACATAACAGATATGCGATGGCCTGGACCAATAAAAGAAATTTTACTTGGGTCCGAAACTGAAGCCTACCTGCCAATAAACTGGGAAGACCGGAACGACACCCGATACTCATCGGGAAAGTATTTTTATATCAGCCCAGACGAAGCGACACTAACTCTAAAAGGCGATCTTATGACTGAAATTTTAGTCGTACATATTTGGTATTACTACATCCCGGTAAGAATTGAAGATACAACCTCGGACACAACATTCCCAGTCCCTGATAGATACAGAAAAGCAGTTGCCATACTCGGAGCTGCATACGTCCAATGGTCACGATATCTTGACGTCCAGGGAAATAGACTTTTTAATATTTACGAGAAAATGATAGGAAAAATAACCGATCAGCAAAGTGAAAGAAGTGACCGAAATCCAAAAAGGCTACAACATTATTTACAATTTATCGGGTTTCGTAGAACCTATCCAAAATAAACTATGAGAAAAACAATTCCTCTTCCGTCGGGAGGTAACCTTCCAACCAGGGAGTGGAGCTTTGATGGATTTAACCAGGGAGTAAATTCCTTCGCCTTGGCAACTGAACTCAAAGGAAGTGAACTGGCCGAAATGACAAACGGAGAACTCTACGGAAAACGATCAGCAAGACCTCGACGTGGTGGGGATATTTTAGGAGGGGAAGTAGGCTCAGCCGGCGTGATCGACGGACTTTTTCAATATAAAGAAGGGCTAACAAAGAATGAACTTTTAGCAATAAACAAAGGCGTTCTGCGAAAATATAATATTGCAACTGCAACCTGGGATACAGTAAGTGGAGGATCATTCACTACAGACCTAAGAACCAGAGGGGTAAAAATGCGAAGCAACCTCTACTTCGGAAATGGAATAGATAGTTTTTCAAGATATAACGGAACATTAGTTTCATTTTTTACAGCCGTAGCCGCACCAACAGGACTGGCAGTAGCTCCCCAAGGATCGACCGGGACTGAAAAATATGAATATACTGTGACAACCGTAACTGATAAAGGACAATCTCTCCCCGCAACAAACGTCTCGATAGTAAATGGAAATGTAATCCTCGACACGACAAACTACAATAGAATTACATTCACAAGACGAACGGAAACCCAAGTAATCGGATATAACGTCTACGGTCGAAAAACTACAGATATGGGCGTGACTTTACTTTTTTATATCGACCAACCAGCGTCAGGAACAACCGTGACGTGGGATGATAAAGGAACTGTAGCCCCTCAATTATGGCTTCCACCTGATGGGGATTCGACTGACGGGCCGTCACTAAAATTCTGGGAACAACTAAGAGGATCACTTATCGGAGCTGGCGATCCCGATGCTGTTCATAGACTTTATTATTCAGGAACGGGATTAAGATATGAATCATTTAGTCCCTCGCACAATGGAGGTTGGGTAGACGTCCGACCAGGAGACAACGACGCCGGAGTAAACGGATTGGCGCCATTTGAAAATAAAATAATTCTCGGAAAAGAAAGATCAATACATCAATTTTATTTTAGCGACACTACAGGAGACGCGGTAATTCAGGAACTAATAACTTACGTAGGATGTGGAGCGCCAGGATCAATGGTTATCATGGAAAATGACGTTGCATTTATTGATTCGGAAAAGAAACTTAGAATTTTAGGTTATGAGCCAAACTTCGCTGCCGCAATTAGAACCGCCTCATTATCAGAAGGCCGTGTCCAATCGCTCTACAATGATATAAACGGAAATTATATATCAAACTGTGAAGGTGTCTACAATAACGGAAGATATTATCTGGCCTACACCCCAACTGGAGAAACGATAAATAAAAAAGTCTTAGTCTATGATAGAAAATATTTAGCATTTTTAGGAGTATGGGACGGCGCAGACTGTCATGTCCGTTGTTGGCTGGTCTACGATGGATTTGACAATAAACAAAAATTATATGTAGGAGGAAGCGACATAAATAAAGTCTGGGAATTTATAACCGAAGGGCTTTATAAAAATTATGACGGATCAGCAATATCAACCGTGATAAGAACCAGAAACGAAGACCTTGGAAACTCCGGACAATCAAAGCTCTTCAAGTGGGCAGATCTTAGAATTTTTAGAATTAAAGGAACTATAAAATTAAAAACAATTATAAACGGAGCGCAAGTAATAGACGTAAAACCATTCAGCTCAAGCTCAGGTCGGACAGGGTGGGGAATAGTAATGTGGGGTGTTATGAGGTGGGGACTTCCAACTGGAACCCCGGCTTTGGCATCAGATCTTGATAAAACCTATCGAAAAGAATTATATGAGATAGGAAACTCCCTCCAATTTGAAATAACAAAAAATGACACGAGTAGCGATTTTACACTTGTGAGTATGCGTGGGGAGGCTCTAATGCTCCCCGAAGAAGTTTTTGAAAGTTCAAACGTGATATAATTTTTAACCTATTGTAATTAAAAATTTATAATACTAAAATAAAAATAATATGCCAGACACAAGATTACTCCAGGCAACAAATAATGAAGGTGGAACGTTAACGGCTCAACTGGCGTCAACCGAAACAACCACAGCCCATATAACCCCTGTCCCAAACAAAGCCCCAGGTCTTATAACGTGCGAGCCAGGAACAATCAACGAAGAAGCAATCTATTATAAAAGCAGAAATTCTGGCGCTGGAACAATTTCAGGATTAATCCGTGACTATACGAATATAAACGGAGGAGTTGGAAAACTTCACGATAACGGATCGGACTGGGAAACTTTACAGGCTACAGAATATCTAAATAATATAGTCGACGCCCTCATGGAAGGATTTTATTTAGAACATCAAACCTGTACAAAAGTAACCACAAGTTCATTTACAGTAGAGGGAAATCAAACAGCCTTTTATACGGCTGGTCGACAGATAAGAATTAACGGATCGATAAATGCCGTTGTCTCAAGTTCAAGTTACTCAAGCCCAAATACAACTGTAATAGTGGATGGCACTCCAATATCTGTCGCCATAACTTCGGTCGAATTAGCCATCCAACCAAAAGGAGCCACAGGTTGGGTTGATTTAACCACTGCTCAAACCCTCATCAACAAAACCCTAATTTCACCCCTTTTTCAAGGAACAGTAGACGGTTGGATAGACGCTAATGAGACTTGGACTTATGCCTCAGCCTCAACGATTACAGTTCCCTCAGGAGCAGCAAGTAAATATCAAAAAGGTGATAAAAT